TCACCATATACAAACGCACTATTGTAATAAATAGGGAATGCAATACGAGCCTCAACTCTTACAGTAATCAAGTTCTTTTGGAAGTTATCGCTATCCATTTCAGAGAATTGAACAGAGATACCTTGATTTTGCATGATTTGAGCACCCATAGCCCAGTCACCTACTAAGAACTTATCAGCAGCAATTGCTGTAGATTGGAACACTGGAATACCAGCAATAGTAAGAGTACCATCAGTTGTAACAACTGTAGAACCTGGAAGGCTATAAGCAGCGTTAGTATTCTTAGTATTCATGATAGCAGCCCAATCAGTTGGGTTAATCAAGATACCATTTGCAGAATAATCAGATGTATATACCTGTGCAATAGCTTGTACTAATTGCTCAACGTCAACTGTAGCAGCACCAGAAAAAGCAGCAGCATTAACAGTCAAACCAGTCAAGGCAGGAGCAGTACCAGTACCATTTAATAACTGAGAATCTTCAGCTAATAAATACTTCTCTAACAAACGAGCTTGTAAGAAAGAAGTCATAGCAGGAACATCATCTAACATTTGACGAGAGATTCTTACGAAACCAGCAATATACTGTGCAGGAGCATCAGTCATTGTGATATCAAAATCCATTTGTGGTTTTGCATTACCTTGAGTTTGTGGTCCTGCATCACCTTCGCCACCTGTTTCCTTAGGGAAAGTAAATAAACCTGTAGAGATAGTTCCTACTGGTAATAAACTTCTCAAATGCACTTTACGAGAAGGTAAAGCATATACTTGATTAGCATATTCTCTTTGTAGACCACCAGTTAAGTTAACTGATTCTGTCATGTTACCTACTGCCTTAGTGTCTAAGATAAAGCCAGAACGCTTCTGCTCACCACGACCTAATTTTGCGATACTGTCAGCATTCTTATCGATTGCTTCAGCAAGGCATACGTTGAAGCCTTTTGTTTGATTTTCATTCATTGTCTTACGATTGTTTTTTGCCTCTAATTTGTCAGCAGCATCTTTTACTACTGAAATTTGAGATTTTAATTCTTCTAATTCTGATTTTAAGCCATCTACCGCTACTGCGTTATTAGCTTTTAATGTTTCGATTGCACCGTTTACTTCGGTTTTAACGCCTTCGAAAGCACTTTTAATTTCTTCTACCATTAGTTAAAAATTTTAAATGATTGTAAATAATTGTTCATTTCTAGTTGCATAGAAATCATCGGGTCTTCCTCTTCTACCAATGCTTCTACTTCAGGAGATTCGAAATCTTCATCCATAGGTTTTTGCGGTTGTTGTTCAAGGTCGACTGAATCTTCTTCTTCCATTTCACTAAGATATTGTTGTAATTGTTTAAGTTTAAGTTCTAACAGCTCGAATGTTTCATCAGTAAAGTGACCGTTTCTTAAAGACTTGATAGTTTTACCCATCTCATCTACAAGAACTGACTTTATTTGACTCTTCACTCCTACTGTAGGTGTATTTGCGTTTGCACCCCACAATACTGAACTACCCTCAAACAATTTAATTTCATTGATTTCGTTATATCCTGACTTTGCTTGTGACTTGATAGTCTGAAAGCCTATGCTATGTTCTGTGATATGACCTTCTTTATACAACTCATAAGTATCGTTACCTAATGTTGTATTAGGCATCTTTACTCTAGCCTTTAGACCAAATCCATCTTCCATCATCTCGAATGGTTTAGCGATTGGCTTATCGGTTGAGTGGTTAAATAAATGCCAAATTCTATTTGTGGCATTAGGTCCGTTTTCTTTTAGCGTTTTAGTGAATGAACCTGGCATAATAACATCGCCATCGCTGTCGACATTACCAAATGCAGAATAGTACATAGTAATTACTCTGCTACCATCCTCCATATCTACTGGAGCACCACTTACCGCTTTTTTGTTATAAAAGTTACTCATATTTATTTGTTTAAGCTATATAAACTGTGCAGCATCTACAGTTGCAGTTATTTACTGCTAACCCTGCTGCATCATGTGCATATTGCATTTCTATTAGTCCATAGTCAGGAGTGTTTACTAGGAATGGTTGATTGACAGGGATTCTTACACCTTCATTGTCAGGATTCGTTTGTCTATCTAAATCCCTGTGCCATAATCTTGGCTTACCACTCTTAGCTGGATATTCAGCAGCTATCCATTGTTTTAATACTGGAATACCTGCTAATCTCACCGCACCCATAGCACCTGCACTTAATGCCTGATGGCTTTCAGTTCTTGCTATTAATAAACTCCTTGCGTTATTTATCTTTCCATCTCTTAGAGTTTGAATTGCTAATGAATTAACTTCATTTTGTGACAATCCATTCTCTCGACCAAACTTTACAACATTTGCTAATATACGAGCTATTTCGTTTTCAGTAGTATTCTCTATGCCTAACATCTTTAGTCCGCTAATCGCAGTCCAATATGATAACATAAAGATTAACCACTCATCCAAAATGTTTAAAGGATCAAGGTCAATCTCTTCCGCTTTCTTATTCTTTTCAAACATCTGTTGATATCTCATAGCAGTATAACCGCCAGTTGACTCATACAAAGTTCGTAAAATATTATTAATCTTATCTCCAGTAAAAAATCCTGCACGATTATTAGCCGCTTGTTCTACCCCTAATGCCTCAACCATTTGAGCAGCTTTATCAAAGTCAGCTTGTAAAGCCTCTTTTATTTTAGGCTGAAACTCCCTAATAGATTTCCTTGCAATCTTTTGTTGCAAAGCAAACTGCTGAGATGGTGTAAGTGCTTTAGCCATTATTCTTTTCCGTCTATAGCTTCGATCATTTTTCCAGCAATATCATAAATCTCCTTATTGTTTTGAGCTGCGAATTGTCTTATAGCAGATAAACCTCTTCTGTCAATAGTTTTAAAGTCTGATGTAAAGATATACCCATAATAACCCTTAGTATCTTTTTCAAGCTCAGGGTCTACACCAAGAAACCATAAACAGTATTTATCATATCCATTTGCTTCTATATAAGCATTTTCCATTTCTGCCGTTGGTCTTTTCCATGTATCTGGTCTTAGTATATCTCCAGAAGCTATAAGGCTATTTGCCTTAGCAATACCTTTAGAATTTGTCTTAGTTATCCTTTTTAATTCTAAAAGGTTATTAATTGTTTTTTCTAAGATGTCAAATGATTTCATAGTATTTATTTTGATGGATCGTAAGCCCAATTTTTAAGTGATATATCTCTTTTAGAAGGACAACCTTCTGATGCTGGTTTACCTTGTTCTGCTCCTTTCATTCTGCTAACAAAGCTTATAGTTCTGTTTGCATCTTCTGCATCTGCTGTAGTCCAATCTTCTTTTTTCTTAGACAATAGTCTTAAGTTTCTAGTGATAGGGCTTCTGTCAAGCGATGCTTTCTTAGAACATTCTGTATTTGACCAGGCTTCTAATTCTGAGTAACTCATGTTAACAATAGACTTGTACTTTGTAAATACTTCATCTACTTGCTCGTTCTTACTCAAAAAAAAACCTTCACTTTTTACAGGTGGCAAATTATAGTCGCTTTGTTGTTGTGCATCTCTAGGGTCTTGCAACATAGTCAACTCGTCTATAGGCAAATAACCTGCTGGAATAAATATCTCATCCATTTCAGTTCCTTCCATAGTATCATAACGCATAGCTGCCCTCTTCTCGTTTGGAGTAATCCACCAAGATTGAGAAAGGATAGCACTAAGCTCTTTCATGTCCTCTTGTAACTCAGGGAATACCGTCAAATCAAAATCGATATAGTAACCTTGACCAATTTCTGTTGAGAAGAATCTATTGAACGCATCACGAAGAGCTACTAATTCAGGAAGGACTACTTGAGTCAACATTTCCTTCTTAGCTTCCTTCATGTTGTTATAAGTCTTATTATCAGGATCATTAAACAACGCAGAGTTTACACCATACACATTACAAAGTTCTCTAAGTGTTATTTTCTCTGATTCTAGTAATTGCAAATCAACAGGGCTTAATCCCATGTTAATCCAATTTAACTTAGCACCTGCAATCAAAATCTTACCTGCATTTTTTAAGATACCTGCTTGAGTCTTTGTTCCGTACTGGTTGTAAAAATCTTCTTTTAGTTTACCAGCAGCTTCAGGACCAAAGTCATTTGATTCGTCAGCAGACAAGATACCTTTAGGTCCTTGATTCTGCAACATAGCTACTGAAGTATCTTTAGCATCGTTAGAACGCTGGATAGTTCTGTAAGCAGCCTGTAATGGCGACAAACCGTATAATTGATTACCGTTAGTGTCAAAGTAAGGGTTGAAGTATTTTAGATGGATTACGTCTTTCGCATCTAATTGATCCCATCCAACTAGCGTAAAAGAATAACCTTCAACCCCATTTAT